TTACTCGAACAACTTCGCCACACGCTCAGTCACGGAAAGTTCCAATTCCTTAAATCTGGTCTCAAGTTCCTCGCTCGGCGTAGATGGCTGATATTTGTAGAAATATCGTGTGAACGGGATTTCTGCACCGGTCTTGATGACAGGCTTTTTCTTTCCGAGATCTTCTTCAAAGAAAGCGGCAGCATCAGGGATATGAGGTAGAACCTCACGAGCCATATAGTCCTCGATACTTTCCTCCCATTTCACCAATTCGGTGTCCTTGGTTTCCTTGTCGTAGATGATGTTGCCCTTGCGGTCACGCTGAATTTCCGCATTTTTATCCATAACGGAAAGGCCGTCAGCGATTTTCTCAATCAGCTTCTTATCCGCTGTCACGGAGGAGAGGGCTTTCGTCAGCACAGGCAAGAACGCAGCCGGAGTATTATAGACCTGCTCCGAAACCGACGCTTTCAGTGCAGAGACGATTGCTTCATAAACAGGCTGGTTATTCTGATAGGCTTCCAGCTTTTTCTGATCCTTGCCGGTCAGCTCCTCGGCATTTTCCAGCTCGTCCGCCTTGGCCTGGTCATAGAGAGAAGAAAGCGCACCTTTGGACAGCATGGCTTCCATGCGTTCCTCCGTAATGGCATAGCTGCGCTGAAGGGGCTGCATAACTGTATATTCACGGTAAATGAACTCCTCATTATCGTAAATCTTACAATATTCATTTTCTGCAAAATCCGCATAGAGCTGCGTTACAGCACTGCGGTCTTCGGGTGAGATCTCATTTTTCTTATCGCCAAGGGCTTTACGCAGCTTTTTGAAGAAAGTAGATGCGTCGATCAGCTGAATTTTCCCCTTGCGTTCCGGACGCTTATTCTTGGAGAGAACCCAAATGTATGTAGCGATGCCGGTGTTATAAAACAGGTCTGTAGGCAGCGCAATGATGGCTTCGATCAGATCGTTTTCCAGCATCCAACGGCGGATCTGGCTCTCGCCGGATGCAGTCCCGCCGGAGAACAGCGGACTGCCGTTTTCGATGATAGCGGCACGGCCAAAGTTATCGTCCATTTTGTCGATGGCAGACTGCAAAAACAGCATCTGCATATCGCCAGAGCCGGGCAACCCTGCACCCCAGCGACCGTCAAAGCCTTTCTGATACTCTGCGTTGACGGCATCCTCAACGCCTTCGGCGGCATCTTTACCGCCCCATGCAGTACCGAACGGCGGATTTTCAAGCACAAAGCGCATTTTGGTGGACTTGAAACGGTCGGCTTTCATGGTGTCCTGATAGCAGATATTTTCGGCATTCTGTCCCTTGATGAGCATTTCGGCAAGGCACATAGCGTAAGATTCCGGGTTGATCTCCTGACCAAACAGGCGCACATCCGCAGAAGGATTATAACGCTTGATGAAATTATAGCCGGTGGAGAGCATACCGCCCGTTCCGCAGGCCTGATCCAATATGGTGATGACCTTGCCATCGTCAAAGATATCATCGCAGCCTTCGGCAAGCAGAATATTGACCATCAGCTTGATGATATCACGCCCGGTGTAGTGATCACCGGCCTCGGCATTTTCAGAAAACTTACGGATCAGTTCCTCGAAAATGTATCCCATCTTCACATTGTCGATGGTGCGAGGATTGAGATCAAGCTCGGAGAACGCCTTGATGACGGAAAGCAGACGGTTATTCTTATCCATCTTGTCGATTTCTTCACCGAAGTTCAGACCGCGCTCTTTGGACATCAGAATTTCCAGCACGTTTGCAGAGAAACCCTGCAGATAACTCTTGAAATTGGCGGCAATGTGGTCTGCGTCATTTACAAGTTCTGCAAGGTCAAACTCACTGGTGTTATAAAACTGGAAGCCGGAAATACGGTACATCGCCTTTGCCGGGAAATTCGGGTTTGCTTTGAACTGGTCGACAACCTTCTGCTTGGTGGGCGCAAGCGCACACTCAAAGCGGCGGATAATCGTCATCGGAATAATGACATCCTTATATTTGTCGCTACGGTACGGTCCGCGCAGTTTATTTGCGATGGACCAGATAAAATTTACTTCGGTGGATACATCAACGGGAGAATCGTCCCACATTGCGTCTATAATCTGCTTATCAGCCATTTGCCGTTTACCTCACTTTTCGTTCTTGTAGTGCCATACTACCTTTATTTTACATCCGTTACTGTCCCATAATCAGGACTTTGCGCGCTGTCCGGTCATCATTTTATAATGCTGACTCTGACCGAGTGCATCAAAAATCATCTGGAACACACGCTTGTATGCTTCAGCGTCCTCACAGTCCTCCACATAATTCAAGCCGTCACTGATACCGTTGGGATTGTTGATATAGGCAAGGAGAGAAGATGCCAACTGGTAGTCGGTCATATCCGGCTTTTCGCCCTCAACCTGCTTGATGAACTTTTCCCGGTTTTCCTTTTTCTCCAGCACGATAGACCGCAGGTCGCTGCCCTCATAACCGCAAAGCTGAAGGAAATAGTATTCGAGAATGCGGCGCATCACATTCAGTGCCGGAATCGTAGAATGAAGATCGCGGAGCTCGTCCCACAAAGCTGCATAGGAATTCTGCACGGGATTGTAGTTTTCTTCTTCGCTCGGAATTTCCTTGTTCTGCCGCTTGCAGAGCTTAACAGTGGATACATTATCATTTTTACGAATCATATAAAACGATGTGCAGTTGTAGTACCCGACCTGCTGATATGTAACCTCACGGTGGAAATACACATTGTGTGTCAGGATAAACAGCTGCTTGATGTAATCACCGGGTACCTGCGGATTCAGATATTCGGTATTATTTCGGCAGACATTGATCATTTCGCGGACAATGGCACTAACAATGAAAAGAGCAGTGCTGTCCATGCTGGAAACGGGATCGTCAATTACAACGATCTTTTCTTTCAGTTCTTCACTGTTCATGCTGCCGCGCACTCTGTGGTAAAAATACAGAAATGCGATAAAGTTCCGTTCACCCTCACTGAGGTTTTCGGCAACCGTTCCATTTTCACGAACGATTTCATAAACATTCTCAACACCATCTTTGGCTCGGATGCTGAACCCTTGGAAACCGGAGTCCCGCAGAATTTTGTTAATGCTGTCGATGGCGGCTTCGGTGTTTGCATTATGTTTATTCAACTCGGAAATCTGTGTAGTAAGCTCTCCGATTTCTTTTTTGAGCTTTTTCCCGCGCTCGGTTACATCATCAATTTCTGTTTTTAGGCGAGCAACCTCGTCTTTATAACTCGTCACCTCATCGGCAAGCAAAAATGCGAGGTGTTGCATAATCTCCGTTTTACACTTTTCCTTGCTACTCTTCTTGGCAGCAACAACATCGTTATTCGCTTTAATGAGCTTATTGATGTCATCGATCATTGCGCCGATTTCAAGGAGAAGCGTGTCGGTATCCTCCAAAGACACCGTTTTTGAGGGTTCTTTAACCTTTTCGGCAATACGCTGTCGATTGACCTCGAACTTGCTCTCCAGCAGAGAGAGCCTCTCTTGATATGCCTTCAAATCAAGAGAAGGCATTGCATCGGCGGTGTTGGTTTGCAGCACGCGCATGATATCTGCCGTTTCTCTGCTGTAGGTGGTTTGGAACTGCCCTAAGTCCCGAATGTCCTGCTGATACTGTGCATCAAAAGTGGCAGCAATTTCATTTTCAAAGTTTGCCGGGAGTTTCTGCTGACAATATGGACACTTCCCACCGGCAGAACCAGAAAAATGCGTGTGCCCATCACGAACCCAATCGGAAGCCGTGCTGCCAAGGGCTTTCAGGAAACGGGCGAACGGTGTATCACTGCTGCTGACGATAACCTTATCCAGCAGTTCTTTTCCGGGGAGACTGCCGTAGGTCGTTGCACCGGCTTTCTTGAATTCGGCATAAGCTCTGGCAGTATCGTCAAAAGCAACACCATAAAGGCGTTCCAGTTCGGGAAGATCATGCTCCTTGGGGCTTTTCTCTCCAAGAACAGCCTCTGCAAAATTCCTCTTCTGCTTTTTGCCGTCCATGCACTTTTCAAATCGTTTGCGAATATCAGCAGTCTTGGAGAAGCAGGTGTCCTGAAATTGAGTTAGCGCAGCGTCAACACCGGCAGTTTTCTGCTTGTACTCTTCGCCGGCGGTCACCTTTGCATCGGATTTTTTCTTCTTTTCTTCGGTCAGCGTGGCAATTCGCTTCTTTGCTTCGATATCTTCCTCGCCAAAGATGAATACGCCTTTTAAATCACCGTAACTTACAAAGTTTTCACTGATGAAATTCTGATTATAAACAAGCACATCATAATCATCCGCAGACTTTCCGTCAGCCCAGACAACGCCATCGTCCTCCTCAATGGCGTGGGCAATTGAGGATTTGCCTGCTCCGTTATTCCCATAGAAGAAGTTTACGAATGTGAGATCTGTAATAGGCACATTCGTGAATGTTGCTCTACTGAGTGTAATGTTTTCTATTGCTGAAGGAACTTTGCGCTGCATTCATTTCACCATCCTGTCCTTAAAAATGTTCTTTATTCTTGAATTTTCCCTTTACGAACCCATTCATCAACTTCGGAAATTTTGAATTTATATCTTTTTCCGGCACGATAAACGGGGAGTTTTCCTTCTTTGATCCATGTGCGAACGGTATCTTGGCTGATGCTCAAGTGCTCTGCGACATCCTCCAGATTGACCCATTTTTCAACCTGCATTTCTTCATATTCACGACTCATCGTATTACCTCCATTTTTCTACAAGGGATACGATTATATAATCTGAACCCCGGCCTTTTGTAACGCTTCAATGAGATTGATTTGTTTCAGTGCCCAATGTGTGCGATTCAATTCATTGAATGATCTGGCACCGCATATTCCGAGCTCGAAGCACTCTTCATTTAGAATCTGCTGTGGAATTGCCGTAATAACTGTGTAGTATATCTTGATTCCGTTATCCTGGATCTTTACATCCTTTACAAACCCGAAATAAGCGTCTTGGGCATCATCTGTCTTTCCGTATGAGTGGTTTTCGTCAGCAAAAATGGCCGGATACCGCCTTAAATCTTCAACAGCTTCTGGTGTGAGAGATGCATATTTATTTTTTAAATCCTCGTTTGTACTCTCAGTCAAGGCCCGATCCTTTGGAACCAGAAAGTAATTATCCTCGAACTTCTCACCTAAAATCACAAACAGATGGTAGAAATCCGTGTTGAATGTTATTCGCGCTCTGTTCTCACCGCGCCTTGATCTGGGATCGTTCAGCATGACTGTAATGTTGTTTTCCACGGTATCAGCATGGGCAACAAAATTATTCTTACCTCCCGATACGGTAATCTCTGTAGCTTTCCCCGGCTCAGTGAGAATGCCGGAGGCATTAATCGGTAAATTCTCACTCATCTTGTTTTCCTCCGTTGTTTATTGTTAGCTTGTCAACATGGTGATAGAAACTGTTGTTGCCACCTGAGATATTGATATTGAAAAACGTGGGATTATTGTTAACCATCTGCTGGGTTATAGGCGGAGTATCAGAATTGACAGTGTCAGATTCTTTATCTTCAGTAGGCTCGTCAACAATCTCCGTTGCTATCGTTTCCTTTGCATCAATCGTATAGGTAGTCAGCCCATTAAGGATTCCTTCGCCCATGTGGGCAGTGTATTTTCTTTGAGCTCTGCCGTTGGAGGGGCACCACGCCTCGTAGGTCTTTTGCCCTATAGAGTTATCCTTGCGGTTTATAACGATATAATGCCAAATGCCGAGCAAGAACGCTGGCAGGCATACTTTTTTTAGGTCGCCAAGTGCGGCCTTTTTCTTTTTTTCGCCATTTGGCTCGGTATAGAACTCGTCATTGGCTTTAATAGATTGATCCTGCTGAATCAAATCAATAAGGGCTCTGACCAGATTGACATCTTTATGAACTGCTTCGCTCATGTCAAGGAAGTCATTTACAAATCCAATCATCCCATTCAAGGCTGTTTGATAGTCAGTTCTCACCATATCGTCAAAAGCTGCAACGACCTGATCATCACCAAACGGAAGATAGGCACTTGTTGATGTTTCGCATTTTTTGTAGTTATTAACGATGGTTTTAAGTTTTCCTTTGCCAGGATCTACATAATCGAGGTTGATTACCTTAATCAGACCTACCATTACTTCTGAATCGGACAGCCCATCGCTGTCTCCGGCATAGTGCTCTCTTGCTTTCATTCGTTGGCGGAGAGCTTGCAGCACCAGCGTAAAGAAGGTGCCTCCGCACAAACGAGGGTAATCATCTATTGACACTGTGTTTTCCTCCGCTTGGCATATTTTACTTGAATTCTAATAGTGCAGGGCACTTGAATACCCACCAAACCCTATTAAAACATATTATAACGCAAAAAACTTCAAAATACAATCCCATGCGATGAACACATCATTTCGGGATTGTGAAATCTTTTTTGGCTGCTGACCTTATTAACCTTATCAACTATGGCAGCTGACCTAAAAAACGATTGGATAGCTCTTGTGGAAACCCCACAGGAGCTTTTTTCTTCGGTGGTTTCCGCAAATTTGAAAACCAACGGAGGAAACAATCATGCAAAAGAAAGCCAATCGTTACTTTATCCCCATTGACGGACAAGCCATCGAGGTCAGCGAGGAAGTTTACCGGGCGTACTACCGCCCAATCTGGAACACCAGGTATCACGCCCAAAAGAACGGCGAGTGCCGCTGCACCAAAGCTCAAATTTGGAAGTGCAACGGCGTTTGCCCGGGCTGCCCGTTCTACGCTGCCGGGAAGAAGGTATCTCTCGACACGGCCATCGGCGGCGAGGACGACGATTTGACCCTCGGCGATACACTGTCAGACGATGCGCCAACCGCAGACTCCATTCTTATGGATGAAGAATTGCTCAAGGCGCTATACGACGAGCTCAATCGCCTTGACCCGGAGGGCAAACGCATCTGCGAGCTGATGATGCACCATTCGGAGCGTGAAGCTGCAGAAATCATGGGTATGGCGCGTTCCACTTTTAAGCGGCACTGGGCAAAAATCCGTGCGGTGCTCCAGGACAGACTCAAAGGCTATTACATTTAATATCTTCCATCATCCCTTCGGCTGCGAAATTGCGGTCGAAGGGATAAATCTTTTTTCGGCAAAAGCGGACCGTTTCGACAACTTCCCTCCAGTGGGTACTGAGGACAGCAAGACAACTCAGCACCTCGGAAAGGAGGAACCGCCAATGAACGAGTCCGCAAACACCAAACCCGTGAGCGATGAGGAACTGATCGGTGTGCTTACGGCAATCAGCGTAGTGTCAAAGCGTCTGGCAAGAAAGCTGATTCAGCTGAACCAGACAAGTCAATCGGAGGAAGGAGGTAAACACGATGAGCAAAATAAGCGAAATGGAAGCGACCATCCGAGAATTACGGGATATTGCATCTTCTATTAACGAGATCGCCAACTGGCTGACCGATGCGTTCGGCAGCGCTGACGACACGGAGGCTACACCCGCCCCGGAAAAGACATATTCGCTTGAAGAAGTCAGAGCAATTCTGGCAGAAAAGTCAAGAGATGGCTTCACCGCTCAGATTCGTGACCTTCTTCAGAAGTATGGAGCAACCAAGCTCTCCGAGGTAGACCCCACCCGGTACGGGGGTCTTGTGGCGGATGCGGAGGTGCTGGGCAATGGGTAATCATGCTCTGCTTTCCGCATCCTCCTCCCACAGGTGGCTCAACTGCCCGCCTTCGGCAAGGCTCTGTGAAAGCTACGACGATAAGGGTAGCGATTTTGCCGCCGAAGGAACCGACGCCCATGCACTCTGCGAGTATAAGCTCCGAAATGCACTCGGTATGGCAGCAGAGGACCCGACCGAAAGTCTTACCTGGTACAGCACCGAAATGGAGGACTGCGCCAACGGCTATGTTGCCTTTGTAATGGAACTGGTCGCGGAAGCAAAGAAGGTCTGCGCTGACCCTGTTGTGCTGATCGAACAGCGGCTTGATTACTCCAAATATGTAAAAGAGGGCTTCGGAACCGGCGACTGCGTCATCATCGCAGACGGGACGCTACACATTGTGGATTACAAGCATGGGCGCGGAGTCCTGGTGGAAGCCGACGATAATCCGCAGATGAAGCTATATGCCCTCGGTGCGCTGGAGCTGTTCGACTGCATCTACGATATCGACACTGTCAGCATGACGATCTACCAGCCAAGGCGCTCCAATGTCAGCACTTTCACCATTCCGAAGCAGGAGCTTTGCGAATGGGCGGACAAGGTTTTGACGCCGACCGCAGAGCTGGCCTTCCAAGGCAGCGGTGAATATCACTGCGGCGAATGGTGCCAGTTCTGCAAGGCAAAAGCGGATTGCCGCGAGAGAGCCAAGGCCAACATGGAGCTTGCCCGATATGAGTTTCGTCAGCCGCCTCTGCTCACGGATGAGGAGGTCGAAGAAATTCTCGGCCAAATCGACGGGCTGACCACCTGGGCATCCGACATCAAGGACTACGCGCTACAGGCGGCTATTAGCGGAAAACAATGGTCCGGCTACAAGCTGGTCGAGGGACGCTCCAACCGAAAGTACACAGACGAACACGCCGTCATCGCCGCCGTGACCGCCGCAGGGTACGACCCTTATGAACACAAGGTTCTCGGCATTACCGCTATGACCGCGATGCTCGGAAAGAAGCAATTCAACGCTATCCTTGGCGATTTGATCACCAAGCCGCAAGGCAAACCCACGCTTGTGCCGGAAAGTGATAAAAGGCCGGCAATGACAACCATTATTGATGATTTTAAGGAGGACAACTGATATGTCGAATTCTACCACTAAGCTCGTAAACCCCATGAAGGTCATTACCGGCAAAGATACCCGCTGGTCCTACGCCAATGTCTGGGAAGCAAAATCCATCAACGGCGGCACGCCGAAATTCAGCGTCAGCCTCATTGTTCCGAAGTCTGACACCGTGACCGTCCAGAAGATCAAGGCGGCTATCCAGGCAGCCTATGAAGAAGGTCAGGCCAAGCTCAAGGGCAACGGCCGCTCCGTCCCGCCTTTGACTGGCATTAAAACACCCCTCCGCGACGGAGACACCGAGCGTCCGGATGATCTCGCCTATGCCAACAGCTACTTTATCAACGCCAACTCCGCCACCGCTCCCGGTATCGTGGACGCCGACTGCAACCCGATCTTGACCCGCTCCGAGGTTTACTCCGGCGTGTACGGTCGCGCCAGCATCAACTTCTACGCCTTCAACAGCAACGGCAACAAGGGCATTGCCTGCGGGCTGAACAACCTTCAGAAGATCCGTGACGGCGAACCTCTCGGCGGCAAGTCCAGCGCAGCGTCCGATTTCGCCACCGATGTGGACGAAGATTTCCTATCTTGAGGAGGTGTGCAGCATGAGTATTACCACGATTCTCTGCATTCTGCTTCTGTCCCTGTATCTGCTCCTGGCGGTGTTTTGGATCGTCAGATCCATCATTGACGCCGTCGATGACCGCAAACGCGATAAGCGCAATGCGGCATGGGAGGAAGAGCGCCGACAGCTTGAGAAGGAACACGCCCTTCGTGAGGTGGAGTATCACGAAGCCCGTATGAAAGAACTCAACAAAGAGTAATCTCCGATCCCGTGGGCGGTGGGAATGTTCCTGCCGCCCATTCGGGCTATGGAAAGGATTCGTGTATATGAAAACACTCAGTATCGATATTGAAACATACAGCAGCGTTGACCTTGCCAAATGCGGCGTCTACAAATACACCGAAGCGCCGGATTTTGACATTCTTCTCTTCGGATACTCCGTTGACGGCAGTCCCGTGCAGGTGGTTGACCTTGCCTGCGGAGAGACGATTCCTGCGGAGATTATTGCCGCCCTGACGGACACAGGTGTCACAAAGTGGGCGTTCAATGCGCAGTTCGAGCGGATATGCCTCTCACGCTGGCTTCGGAAAAACGGCAACTTTGATAATACCGGCTACAGCATCCCGGAGGATACCGTGGGAAACTATCTCAACCCTGCCTCCTGGAAATGCACCATGATCTGGTCTGCATATATGGGGCTTCCGCTTTCACTGGATGGTGTCGGTGCCGTTCTGGGTCTTGGAAAGCAAAAGATGACCGAAGGCAAAGAACTCATCAAGTATTTCTGTCAGCCCTGTGCGTCGACGAAGACCAACGGCGGTCGAACCCGCAATCTGCCGGAGAACGCTCCGGATAAGTGGGACTCGTTCAAACGGTACAACATCCGTGATGTTGAGGTCGAGATGTCCATTCAGGAAAAACTCGCCAAGTTTCCTGTGCCGGAAGCCATCTGGAACCAGTATCATCTCGACCAGAAGATCAACGGCAGAGGTGTTGCACTGGATATGGAGCTGGTGCATCAGGCAATTGCCATGGACATCCGTTCCCGCAAAGAGCTAACCGATGCCATGAAGAAGCTGACCGCTTTGGATAACCCCAACTCGGTACAGCAGATGAAGCAGTGGCTTTCGGATAATGTTGTTCATTACGGCTACATCGAGAAGTTCATCGAAAGCCTGGGCGAACGCTTCAACATTCGTGAGATCGCCTTTGACCGCTGGGGAGCCGTGCAGATGGTCCAGAACCTTGAGGGCATGGGCTTTACGGTCGTTCCCTTTGGACAGGGTTTCAAAGATATGTCCCCGCCCACCAAGGAACTGATGAAACTGGTGCTTGAGGAAAAGGTCGCCCACGGTGGACACCCCGTCCTTCGCTGGATGATGGACAACATCTTCATCCGCACCGACCCAGCCGGAAACATCAAGCCGGACAAGGAAAAATCCACAGAGAAAATCGACGGTGCCGTGGCAACGATAATGGCACTCGACCGCGCTATCCGCTGTGGAAACGACAAGGCCGAGTCTGTTTATGACAGTCGAGGTCTTTTATTTATATGAAGGGAGAGTTTATATGGGTATCTTTTCGGGGCTGTTTAAATCCAGGGACAAGCCTCAAAACCGCACGGCAGGAAGTGGCTATGCCTTTTTCATGGGTGGTACTACCTCCGGCAAAACGGTGACGGAACGCTCCGCCATGCAGATGACCGCCGTGTATTCCTGTGTCCGCATCCTGTCTGAGGCTGTCGCAGGTCTGCCGCTGCACCTTTATAAATACACGGACAGTGGCGGCAAGGCAATGGCGCTCGACCATCCGCTCTACCGCTTGCTCCACGATGAGCCGAACCCGGAGATGAGTTCTTTCGTGTTCCGGGAAACACTCATGACACATCTGCTCCTCTGGGGTAATGCCTATGCGCAGATCATCCGAAACGGAAAGAACGAGATCGTTGCCCTGTACCCTTTGATGCCGAACAAGATGTCGGTGGACAGAGACGAGGATGGTCGCCTGTACTACACCTATTACCGTGGCACAGGCGAGGCTATCAAGAACAAGGAGTTCGCCGTAACGCTTCAGCCCTCGGAGGTGCTTCACATTCCGGGACTCGGTTTTGACGGTCTGGTGGGCTATAGTCCCATTGCAATGGCGAAGAATGCTATCGGCATGGCGATTGCCTGTGAGGAGTATGGCGCGAAATTCTTCGCCAACGGTGCTGCACCGGGCGGTGTGCTGGAACACCCCGGCACTATCAAAGACCCACAGCGTGTGCGGGAGAGCTGGCAGTCCACCTTCGGCGGCAGCGGCAACGCCAATAAGATCGCCGTACTGGAAGAAGGCATGAAATATACGCCAATCGGCATTTCGCCGGAGCAGGCACAGTTCCTCGAAACACGCAAATTCCAAATCAATGAAATTGCTCGAATTTTCCGAGTCCCGCCCCACATGGTCGGCGACCTGGAAAAGTCGAGCTTTTCTAATATCGAGCAGCAGTCCCTTGAGTTTGTGAAATACACCCTTGACCCATGGGTCATCCGCTGGGAACAATCCATTCAACGGTCGCTCCTGTCGAAGGACGAAAAAGCCATGTATTTCGTGAAGTTCAATCTGGAAGGCTTGCTTCGCGGCGATTACCAGAGCCGCATGAACGGGTACGCTATCGGCCGCCAGAACGGCTGGATGTCCGCCAACGACATCCGTGAGCTGGAAAACCTCGACCGCATCCCGGCAGAGGACGGCGGCGACTTATACCTCATCAACGGCAATATGCTCCCGCTGCAAAACGCCGGAGCTTTTGCAAATATCAACACCGATAACGGAAAGGAGGAAAAATCCGATGAAGAAGTTCTGGAATTGGAAAAACAGGACAGTGACAAACGAGGAGACGCAGGAACAGATCCAAGAGAGAACCCTGTTCTTAAACGGCACAATCGCTGAGGAGAGCTGGTTTGACGATGATGTCACGCCGCAGCTTTTCAAGGATGAGCTGATGTCCGGCTCCGGGAATATCACTGTCTGGATCAACTCGCCCGGTGGTGACTGCGTGGCGGCAGCCCAAATCTACAATATGCTGATGGATTACAAGGGCAATGTGACTGTGAAAATCGACGGCATTGCCGCATCCGCTGCGTCCGTCATTGCTATGGCAGGTACGAAGGTACTGGTGTCCCCGGTGTCCATGCTCATGATCCACAATCCCATGACGGCGGCATTTGGTAATTCGGATGAGATGCAGAGAGCTATTGAGATGCTCGGCAGCGTGAAGGATTCCATTATCAACGCCTATGAGATCAAGACCGGTCTGTCCCGTGCGAAGCTCAGCCACCTCATGGATGCGGAAACCTGGATGGACGCAAACAAGGCTGTGGAACTCGGCTTTGCGGACGAAATCATGCATAGAAACTCGGAATCCGAAGAGGTACCCACGCCTGCCGTTTCCATGCTGTATTCCAAGGCGAATGTGGTGAACTCTCTCATGGAGAAGATCGCCGCAAAGTGCGCCATTCAACCCAAAGCCGAAACAAAACACAGAGCCGATGACCTTATGGAGCGGCTCAATCTCATTAAAAACTGGAGGTAATTTATATGACGATCAATGAACTGCGCGAAAAGCGCAACCAGGCTTGGAACGCTGCAAAGGCATTTGTGGAGACCAAGCGTGACAAGGACGGTCTGCTTTCTGATGAGGATTCTGCGACCTATGCCCAGATGGAAAAGAAGGTTCAGGACTACGGTGCTGAAATCGAGCGCATGGAGGCTATAGCAGCGATGGAGGCTCAGCTTTCCAAGCCCACTTCTGCGCCCATCACCGAAAAGCCCCTGAACGGAAAGACCACCGAGGATAAGCAGCCTAAGAGCTTCCGTGCCACCGATGCCTACCGCAGCGGTATGCTCAACGCTCTGCGTACCAACTTCCGTCGGATCAGTAATGTGCTGCAGGAGGGCATCGATGCCAATGGTGGCTATCTGGTGCCGGATGAGTATGACAGCCGTCTCATTCAGGTGCTCAACGAGGAAAACGTTATGCGTTCTCTCGGCACTGCTATCACCACCAGCGGTGAGCACAAAATCAACATCGCAGCCACCAAGCCTGCGGCTGCGTGGATCGAGGAGGGCGGCGCACTGACTTTCGGTGACGCTACCTTCGACCAGATCATCCTGGATGCCCACAAGCTCCATGTTGCTGTAAAGGTGACCGAGGAGCTGCTCTACGATAACGCATTCAATCTGGAAAACTACATTCTGGAGCAGTTCGGCAAGGCTCTGGCCAATGCCGAGGAGGATGCGTTCATCAACGGCACCGGCACCGGTCAGCCTCTGGGTATCCTCGCTGAAACCGGCGGTGCACAGGTCGGTGTGACAACGAAGTCCTCCGGCAAGGTGACTGCCGACGAGATCATCGACCTGGTGTACTCCCTTAAGCGTCCCTACCGTAAGAACGCCGTGTTCCTTGCCAACGATGTCTGCGTCGCAGAGCTCCGCAAGCTGAAGGACAGCACGGGTCAGTATCTGTGGCAGCCCTCTCTGCAGGCGGGTGAGCCTGACCGTGTGCTGGGTTACAAGGTTTACACCTCTGCGTATTTCCCTGTCCCTGCTCCCGGCAAGGCCGCAGTCGCATTCGGCGACTTCAGTTACTACAACATCGGTGACCGTGGCTCTCGTTCTATTGCGGAACTGAAGGAGCTGTTTGCTGGAAATGGCATGGTCGGCTTTGTCGCAAAGGAGCGTGTGGACGGAAAGCTGGTGTTGCCCGAAGCAGTCAAGCTGCTCAAAATGGCATCTGCCTAATGAAAGGAGGCGGCGGTGATGGATGGGCTTCTTTCCAAAGTGAAAGCCAACCTCATACTGGAACACACGGCGGATGATGCCTTGCTGAAAAGCTACATCACCGCCGCTGTTTCTTACGCCGAAAGCTACCAGCATATCCCGGAGGGGTTCTACAAAGAGAACCCCATGCCGCCCACCACGGAGCAGGCCGTCATCATGCTGTCCTCCCACTTCTATGAATCGAGAGATGGCTCGACAGGCGGCTTCTTTGCGGATAACACCGGAGCGGCACAGCAGGTGTGGAACACGGTCAATCTGCTGCTCCGCTTGGATAGGCGGTGGCAGGTATGAGTTTCGGAAAGATGAACGGCTTTGCCGACATTGTAGAAACCCGCCAAGTCAAGGACAGCGAGGGCTTCACCCATTCCGAGAATGAAGTCCTCGCTTCCGTCCGTGTGTACCGGGAAGGCCGGCACGGCAGTCAGCGTTGGGCGAACCTCGCTGCATTCAGCGAAGCGACCGACCTGTTCCGCTTTCGGTGTATTCCGGGGCTGACGGTCACTACCGACCATTTTCTCATCTGCGATGACTGTCGCTACGACATTGTGTCCGTGGAGGATGTAAAGGGGCGTGGGATGTACATTGAGGTGCTGGCAAAGAAGGAGGTGCCGACCGTTGGCTAAGTGCGATATGAAAATGCCGGAGGATTTTCTTCTGAAGATATCCAAGCTCGGCAGCAACTTTGACAGCGTTGCGGATACCGTCCTGCAGGCCGGTGGCAAGGTCGTGCTGAAGAAGGTCAAGAGCAATCTCTCCTCCGTTATTGGCAGAGGAACAAAATATGACTCTCGCTCCACGGGCGAACTGGAAGGTGCGCTCGGCCTTTCGCCCTCCAAGCTGAATCGGGACGGCAACCACGACATCAAGGTCGGTTTTGCCGAGCCACGCTCGGACGGCGGCAGCAATGCCAAACTTGCCAACATTCTCGAATACGGCAAGCACGGGCAGCCCGCAAAGCCGTTTCTGAAACCCGCGAAAACAGCGTCCCGGCAGGAATGCATCAATGCCATGACCAAGGTACTGGATGAGGAGGTGGAAAAGCTGTGAGCCTGCTATCCGATTTGCAAAACCTCGCCGAAAGCTGCGGCGCGTCCGTGGAAACGGGTGTGTTTTCCGGCAAAGCGCCGGACACCTATCTGGTCATCACGCCGCTGTCGGACAGCTTTGAGTTTCACACCGACAACACCCCCGGCTGCGAAACGCAGGAGGCACGGCTGTCCCTCTTCACAAAGGGCAGTTACACCAAACTGAAAAATGACCTTGTCCGTGCCTTGCTTGGTGCGGACTTTTATATTACCGACCGCCGGTACATCGGCTTTGAGACCGAGACCGGCTACCATCACTACGCCATTGATGTGGCGCAAATCTACGAACTGGAGGAATAAGTTATGGCGACCATCGGTCTTGACAGACTGTATTACGCAAAAATCACCGAGAACGATGCCGGTGAGGAAACCTACGGTACGCCGTCCCAGCTTGCCAAAGCAATCTCCGCCGACCTTTCGGTGGAACTGGCGGAAGCGACGCTCTATGCCGATGACGGCGCTTCGGAGATCGTGAAGGAATTCAAATCCGGCACTCTCTCCCTCGGCATTGACGATATCGGCTCTGCGGCGGCATCCGACCTCACGGGTGCAACCATCGACAAAAACAAGGTGCTGATTTCCGCATCCGAGGACGGCGGTGACCCTGTGGCAGTTGGCTTCCGTGCCAAGAAGTCCAACGGCAAGTACAAGTATTACTGGCTGTACCGAGTGAAATTCGGTATTCCGGCGACGAACCTTGCCACCAAGGGCGACAGCATTACCTTCTCTACGCCGACCATTGAGGGCACTATTCTGCGCCGCAACAAGGCAGACGCAGGCGGCAAACACCCGTGGAAAGCGGAGGCTTTGGAGGGCGATGTGACCGCAGCGACCATCACGAACTGGTATAAGGAAGTCTATGAGCCGACCTATACCACGACACCCGAAAAACAGGGTTAACGGAGGTAACGCACAATGGATAACGAAAGAACCGCAGTCATCACCATCGGGGATGAGGAATATACGCTGCTCCTCACGACCAAGGCCACCAAGGAGATCGCCGGTCGATACGGCGGGCTGGAAAACCTCGGTGAGAAGCTGATGAAGTCCGAGAACTTTGAAATGGCAATCGGCGAGATCGTGTGGCTGATTACGCTTCTTGCAAATCAGAGCATCCTCGTCCACAACCTCAAGGATAAGGAACACCCCAAGGAGCTGCTCACCGAAGATGTGGTGGAGCTTCTGACCACGCCCCTCGACCTCGCCGGATACAAAACCGCCATTACGGAGGCGCTCTACAAGGGCACCAAGCGGAATGTGGAAAGCGAGAAAGACGCAAAAAACGCGCAAGTCGGGTAACGGTCTCCGATGCGGAGCTGTTTACCCGGCTTCTTTATTACGGCCTTGCCCACCTTCATCTCAGCCAGGATGAAGTGTGGCTGATGCCGTTCGGTCTGCTGCTGGACTTATGGGAGTGCCACAAGCAGTATAACGGGCAGGCCTCCCCGGCACGAGAGCATTACATCGACGATATTATCCCGGACGGCATTTGACCCATATCGGGCAGCTTCACCTCGAACTTAGTCCGTTTCCGTCGCAACTTCTTTGTGAACTTTTTCGTATAGCCTTGATATTTTTCAAAAATCGTGGTATACTACATATAGAAGTTCGGACGGTTTCGTCCTAAGTACGAGGTGAAATGCATGGTTAAACGAGATTCCTATATGAACCGACTGATCCACAGTATGTGGAACGGCGAGATAAAGGTCATCACAGGCATACGCAGATGCGGCAAGTCCGTACTGCTTTTCGATCTGTTTTTCGAGTATCTTCTTTCGCAGAACGTTTCGGAAGATCATATTTTGAAAATCGAACTGGATCAGCGGCGGTACTATAAGTTCAGAAATCCGATCACTCTGTGCGAATATGTAGAAAGCACCGTCCGGGACAGGAAGGATGAAAAATTCTATCTGTTCATTGATGAGGTGCAGCTCACCACGAAAGTAGTGGACAAGGAAAACGGCGGCATCGAGGTTACCATCTACGATATGCTGAACGAACTCAAGGCATATAAAAACCTTGATGTTTATGTCACCGGCAGTAACTCCAAAGGGCTGTCGAAAGATATCGCAACAGAGTTTCGCGGTCGTGCTACACAGATCCATGTGTTCCCTTTGTCATTTGCGGAGTTTTATTCTGCCGTGGGCGGCGACGAGCGAAAAGCGCTGGATACCTATATGCTCTATGGCGGTATGCCTAGACTTTTAGCACTGGAGGATGACAAAGATAAGAAGGATTATCTGACCTCCCTCTACAGCGAATTGTATGTCAAGGATATTGTGGAGCGAAACGGCATCGAGCGCGAGGATGTTCTGAATGATATTCTGGACTTCCTTGCTTCGCAGATCAGTTCGCTGACGAATCCGACCAATATTGCAAATGCCATCGCGTCCATGAAGAACGAAAAAATCAATCCCGCGATGGTTTCAAACTATGTACAGTATGTTATCGACTCTTTCCTCATTTCAATGGCAAAGCGATACGATGTCAAAGGAAAGACCTATTTCAAGTATCCGAACAAATACTACTATACGGATATCGGGCTTCGGAACGCACGGCTGAATTACCGCCAGTATGATCCCGGTCATATCATGGAAAACATGATCTACAACGAACTTCTGCGGCGCGGGTACTCTGTTGATGTCGGTGTGGTCTGCGACCGCGCAGGCGACAGCAAGGTTCAGAAAGAGATCGACTTTGTGGTAAACGATGCAGATAAAAAAATCTATATTCAGTCCGCTTTCCGCATGGATACCGATAAAAAGGAATTCTCCGAGCTGGCATCGCTGATGCTTACCAAGGATTTCTTCAAAAAGATTATCGTTCGCATGGATGTGCCGCACAATTTTTATGACGACAACGGCATCTTCCACTGCAATCTGATCGACCTACTGCTTGGCCGGGTAGAATTGTTCTGACAAAATAACTCATATATCTACGAGGAGTGACCTTTCGGGGACACTCCTTTTTCATACCATCAGGCACGCTTTCATCGAAAACTTCGGACGGTTTCGTCCCAACTTCTCGGTGAGAGGGTGCTTTTTTCATGCCATCCACAAGGAGGTGACGGTACATGGCAGACAGTTTCGGACTGAAGATCGGTCTTGAGGGCGAAAAAGAATTCAAGAAAGCACTGGCGGACATCAACCAGTCTTTCAAGGTGCTCGGCTCCGAAATGAAGCTCGCCACCTCTCAGTTCGATAAAAACGATAAATCCGTGGAGGCTCTCGCCGCACGGAATAAGGTGCTGCGAAAAGAGATCGATGAGCAGACTACAAAAATCGACACCCTTCGCAAGGCTCTGCAGAATGCCGCCACCTCTTTTGGGGAGAACGACCGTCGCACCCAGAACTGGCAAATTCAGCTCAACAATGCCGAAGCCGCCCTCAACGACATGAACCGTGAGCTGGACGAAAATGAGAAAGCCATCAAGGATGGCGGCAAGGCTGCGGAGGAATCCGGCAGCAAGTTTGAAGGCTTCGGCAAGGTTCTCAAAACCGTAGGTGTGGCACTCGGTGCAATTGCCGTTGCCGCAGGTGCCGCCGCCGTGAAGCTCGGCAAAGAGGTCATTGCCGCCTATGCTGACTATGAACAGCTGGTCGGCGGTGTTGACACTCTGTTCAAGGGCTCCTCGCAGGAGATCCAGCGGTATGCCGCCAATGCATACAAAACGGCAGGACTTTCTGCCAACGAGTACATGGAGACGGTCACGGGCTTTTCCGCAAGTCTGATCCAGTCTCTCGGCGGCGATACCGAGAAAGCCGCAAAGTATGCGGATATGGCAATCACGGATATGTCCGACAACGCCAATAAGATGGGTACGGATATGTCCTCCATTCAGAATGCCTACCAGGGTTTTGCCAAGCAGAACTATACGATGCTCGACAACCTCAAGCTGGGCTACGGCGGCACAAAGCAGGAAATGGAGCGACTGCTCGCCGATGCGGAGAAGATATCCGGCGTCAAGTACGACATATCCTCCTACGCAGATGTGGTGGAAGCCATCCATGTCATGCAGGAGAGCATGGATATTGCGGGTACGACTGCCAAGGAAGCCGAAGCCACCATTTCCGGCTCTGTCAATGCACTGAAATCCGCCGTGTCGAACCTCATTGTAGGCTTTGGTGATGCGGACGCTGACATGGAGCTGCTGTGCAACAACATGGTGGATGCCTTCAAGACCGTGGTGGCGAACATCACCCCGGTTATTGAGAACATCGTGGCGGCTCTGCCCACGGCGCTGGATGCC